TTCTGCCATTATATATATATATAATATATAAATTAACTAAACGATCTAATAAAATTTAACATTATAGCTCATCGGCATCATCTTCATCATCGCCGCTCTCACCCTCGCCAGTAAATAATTCTGATTCGCGAATTTCCTCTTCATCAATATCAATTTCATCATCAGAATCATCTAATACTTCATTATATGATTCATCCACATCCATATCAGTCAGCGCAGTATCTGGATCTTCGATAGGCGAAGCTCCGACAACAACATTCTCAGCTGGCGCGGCATCGCCCGATGCTGCTGAGTCCTCCTCGCGCCTGGCTCCAAAAATAAATACTGAATCGCCTAAGACACTTTCTGTCATAAATGAAAAGTTATTAGATTCCCGTCTCGCAGATCTCCAAGCAGGGAAAACAACGCGTCTGCCAGATAAGGGATTCTTTATAAAAAAAAGCTTTAGTTTTCGCAACATTTCTTTACGCACCCTTCTTTTTCGTACAGGATTGCAACAATGTTGAGCCAGAAGAAAAGTGTATAGAAAGGGCTTCATGTCATAAATAAATTCAAGCTTGTGACGATCTGATAAATCCATACTTACAGACCGATTATTTAAATGCCTACCTAAAGATGAAATCATAGCAACTATATCATAAAACATAATTTCATTAGACGATTTATCCATGTAATTTCTTACAGCTTCTTCCTTTAATTGAGGATAGGCTTCTTCGCGAAACCGGTCTAAATCCATTGAACAATTCCAAAATATTGTAATGAGAGGAGGTATAATAAAATCAGTACGTCTAAGTTTGACATAGCAAGTAGCCAAATGTCCTTGATCAAACGGAAGATTGGTAAAAGGGTTGCGTGGTAATTTAGGATTGGGAGAAAATGATGAACTATTGCAAAGTGCGGTAAGCCATAATTTAGTTATATCAGTTAATCTAAATTCATAGATAGTTCCTTTTTGCATTAGTTTAATTTTTTGATAACTTGGGAAATTCTCAAGTGAATTCATGAATAAATCTGTTTCCACTGAAGCGGATCTTGCTTTTCTTTTTCGCCATATTCTAACCAAAGTCTTCAGCGCCATCATGACTCGCTGAATTTTAGAGTAAAGATGCAGGACTAACACTTTGGTACCTTGGCTATAAAAGCTATTCGTCATAGCACTTCTTAAATGTGCGAAAATATTCGTTCCACCATATAATAAAAAGAAATTTGAATTGAATGAATCTCTTGCGTAATCATTCTCTAATGAATTCAGTCTTTGCCTTTCATTTATACGCTTTCCGATATATGCTATTATTGTCATTTTGAATATAATAGAATACGAGTCAAACGTTTAAACTATTTGTATTAGAATTTAAAATCCTGGATCATACTCTTCATCTACTGTTCCCATGTCAGTGCTCTTTATTAATGAAGAATCTTGCGGCATTGTAATATTTTGTATGGAGCAAACCCCTTGTGTCGCATTTATTCCCAACATTGAAGCAATATCCTTTTTCTCTTGCATCTCTTTGTTACCTAGTTTAGACATCTGATTTATATCTAACATAATCTGAAATGTACCCGTTCCAAAGTATCCCTCTTGTCCACACATTACATTAGCCGATACCCCTGTCATAGGATCCAGCTCCGCATGCCTTGCCGCCCTAAGGAACATTTCAGGTGTTTCTTCAAATGAAGCCTTCGCAATTGGTCCGATATCATCGTTGTTAATCCCATGGCGGAATACAGATACCATTTTTGATGTTGCCGTAATTCGGTCACATAATACTGATAGATGGTGGTAATTAATATAAGAGGCATCTTCAAAGGCTTCCTCCAATTCATTATATATAGATTGTCGCGCTGCCTCAATTCCAAGCGTACGATAGACTTCTTGAATATCATTACTAGTAGTTCTCTTAACATCAATATCTGGAATAGTAAGTATATCTTGTAGATTTGACCCAACAGTATCCAGAACCCAAATATCTTGTTTTTCATAATCGCCATCTTTTTCCACCAATTGATTCACCGATTTTCTCAAAATTACCTTTGGAATTTTCTTTACCCCCCTTAGGATAATATTTTGTAGCATATTATGCTGTAAATTCTTAAGTTTGTAAATTTCATCAGATTGATCCAATGATTTCTTTTTACTGGATGTCAATGATTTATTCAGACGAATTCTCATGACCAGATTATCCGCATTATAATCACTATAAATGCAGGAGAGTTCTCCCTTATAACTATGATTTACAGCAAAGTGAATATCATCCATACTTATATTTTTATCAAGCATTGCCTCTTTATCCATCACAAAACGAATGACCCATTTTGATTTGGCTTCATCTTCCACCATATCATCGTCTTCGCCTTGACAGTCTTGCACCATTTTAATAAATTGTGCATATTCATCCATTAATGGCTTATCATCCGCAATAAGCGTTGCCATGTTATCAGGATCAAAACAGATACTTACAGATTTTATAACATCACCGAGGCTAGTATATTCGAGAGAATATTTGAGCTCTTGTGCCCTTTCAATATCAGTCTGTTCATCCTGTCTAAGAGAAACGGTAGTGGATGGTTGTTTTGGATTTTCCGAAAGAGACAATATCTCCTCAATACGCGGTAGACCCCTAGTAACATTTGATTTTGATGCTACTCCCGCAAAGTGAAAGGTATTTAAAGTCATCTGCGTTGTCGGCTCACCTACACTCTGTGCTGCAACCATGCCGACCATTTCGCCCGGATTACACAATGAGTTCATATAAGCACTATTAATCTTTGCGCAGAGAATTTCCAAGCCCTTGCGGTTAAAGCGACGCACAGCAAGTAAATTTTTAGGTGTCAGATGGTATTTAAAAGCCAATTTAAACAATTCGGTAGGTTTTCCAAAGTGTAAATTATCAAGTGTTCTATAACTATCATTGATAAGCTGATACATTTCCAGCGGCGTAATATCAACCAAAGAATTGGATTGATATGCAAGTTCCCGAGATATGTTATTAATAATACGTTTAAAATTAACAGGAATATTTATTTGCGTATTGTCCGAGTTTCTGAAAACGTGTTTCACCAATTCATCGCGCATTCCAACGAAGTAATCAATATTTTCTTTTGTCATTGACTTCAACTGATCCGTTTGACTAGGCATTCTTTTCTGTGTAGATTTACTGTAACTCACCGTAGCAGCTTCCTCTCCCTCAGTTAAGGGAATTTGAAAATGTGAATAAATTTCCTCAATGGACATTTCCGTAAGAGGAAAATGTTGACTTTCCACCTTGATAGGATCAATATTGTCATCACCGTATGAGAATTGGATAATTTTATTTTTTCCATTTCGGACAGTACCATCGTAGCAGAATTTAAGATCTTCCAACGATTTAATCAATCTTCGCTGTATATAACCTGTCTGACTCGTTTTAACTGCCGTATCGATGAGCCCAACACGTCCACCCATGGCATGGAAGAACAGCTCCTCAGGTGTCAATCCTTGGATAAACGAGCTTTCAACAAATCCTCTAGCCTCAGGAGAATCATCAAATTTATTATAATGAGGAAGAGTTCTATCCTGGAAACCATAAGGAATGCGTTTTCCATCCACATTCTGTTGACCCAGGCAAGAAATCATCTGGGCAATATTAAGATTTTTACCTTTACTGCCTGAACCAACCATAATTACAAATCGGTTATCTTTTTCAAGACTTCCACGCCCTATTTTACCTGCCTGACTGACAGCACCTTCCAGCAATCCACTGACCTGCGTTTCAAATTCTACTTCATTTGTTTTCCCAGTTTTATTTTCAAAAGCACCAATATGGGTTTCATTAATTAAATCTGCAACTGCCTTTTTCTTCTGAAGAATTGTTTCTGCAATTTTATCATTAGTGGCTTTATTAGCAATAAGATCGCTAATACCAACGCTATAAGAACTTAGTTTCATATAATCGGTAACAATATCCTGGAGATTATTGATAAATCGCGTAGCTGCTTCAAACCCAAAATCATTGAATATACTTTGGATAATACCCTTTGTACCTGATCCAAGAGCTGCCTTATCTAATTGCCCCTTGTTAAATTTACCAGCAACAATATCAATGACATTGTTACCATCCCCATTATCAGGCTGCCCATTTGAAAAGTGCGCACTGAGAGGTGGGAGGATCTCCGATAATATTTCAAAAGAACTCAATGTCCCATTTTTGTTATCAAACAGCTCAGTATTAATATTTGGCACACTCATCAACAGATTCATAGCTTGGCGCATATCAAAGTTAATATTAGGTCTGGTAAAACGAAAGCTGCCCAACAAAGAATCTTGGAAAATACCAACAATTGATTTATTATTAGCAGGACTAATAAGTTGACGCGGCACAGCAGCCAACAACTTAAGTTCAACCGCCGATTCAACATCTTGCGGACCATGAAGATTCATTTCATCGCCATCAAAATCCGCATTATACGGCTTTGTAACGGCTACATTTAGTCTGAAAGTTGCACCTTCCTTCAATACTTTCACAATATGACACATCATGGACATACGATGCAACGTGGGTTGCCGGTTGAATAACACTGCATCACCATCCATAAGATGTCTATGGAGGATATCTCCGTCTTGCAATTCAATGTTATCGCGGTCAGTATATCTCAAGGATATGGACTCCCCAGTCTTTTTCTCCAAAATTTTTGCACCAGGATATTTATCTGGTCCATTCAACATAAGCTTTGTCAAGAATAGCTTGTTTCTACTATTCGCCACTACAGGTACAGTAATATTTTCAGCAATCTTAAGCGGAACACCGAGCTCCTCTATCTTAATATTGGGATCTGGGGTGATAACAGAACGGGCGCTAAAATCAACACGCTTGCCCATGAGGTTACCTCGCACACGACCACCTTTACCGACTAGACGATCCTTTACCGATTTCAAAGCCCTTCCACTGCGTTGAGCTACAGAAGCCACGCCAGGAATGCGGTTATCAATCATTGTAGCACAATAATATTGCAAAACAGTGTGCCAATCATCTAGCACTTTTGCAGTAGCATTCTGTTTCATTTTTTCATCCAGAGTTTTATTGGCTTTAATAATATTAACAATAATATGCGATATATCATCTTCGCTGCGTTGCTGAGCATCATGTTTAACTGAAGGGCGCAATGATGGAGGCGGTACAGCCAAGACCTGACATATCATCCAGTCGGGTCTAGAATATAATGGGCTAAAACCCATAAATGTTACATCTTCATCTGAAATACGACGAAATATTTTAAGTACAATTTCAGGAGTAAGTTTCATTGTAAGCTTTTCCTTAATATTTCCATCTTCATCGGCAATTCCATCAATATTGGGCCATTCGGCAATAATAGTCGCCAGACCTTCTTTATAAATTTTCTTTGGCTGTTTGCAACCGCAACCATCACAAGTGTCATCTCCGCATCTTGTTATTTTACTTGCAATAGGGAATACTTTAAGCCACCGATTCCTAGTTGGAATATCTAAAAAGTGTTTATATTTGACTTTGGACAACAGTATTTTGCTACATTTAATACAAACACATCGGAGTATTTTCAATATCGTATTCAAATATTGGATATAGAATATAGGACGAGCCATCTCAATATGCCCGAAGTATCCGGGAGTTTGCATATAATTAAGACCATCAGTTGGACAGATTAGACCTGGATCTAAGACACCCATCCTAGGATCAAATAGTCCGCCGATAACTGGCTTATTATTCACATATGTATCTCTGCTAACGATGTTAGCAACGGATCCCTTCCGAATTTCATCCGGTGAGAGAATACTAAATTGCATTCCAATAATCCTTGATGGATTCATTTGTTCTTTGGTAGCCATCTTTATATTACAGGTAGAATATTTAGATTGTTTTCAATTTATCTAAATTAGTTATTCAAAATATAAATAAATTGAATGTCAAAAAAGTATAAATATATATATCAGTATAATTCAAGAATGCCAAGAAACAAAGATTCGGATAAAGACCGACCAAAATCCAACAATGGGAAAACTCCTAAAAAGAGAACAAAGCATAACAAGAGTCGACGAAAGGAGAAGAAGCCCAAAAATACAAAGATAAAATACAAGAGGAATGCAGATTCGGATAGCGATCCCGAGTGGCTACCCGGTGACGATGACGATATGAGTACGTTAGAATTGCAACAATTAATGCAACAAATGTTCCCTTCAAAGGCAGGCAAAGAACGTCTGAAAAAACTTGAGAAGATTGAAGCATTGAAGGCGAAAACTCTCAAAAAAAGTAGTTTGGAAAAGCTCAAGAAAAATACCATATTATCTGATCATGAAGATGACGAGGATGTAGAAGAAGATGACGAGGATGAACCTCCTAAAATTACCACTAATAAAAGAAATCGCCGGCGCCGGCGGCGGAGACGTAAAAAGGCAATTGAGGAGGAAATAGAGGACGAGGACGAGGAAGAGGAAGAGGAGGAGGATGATGATGTTCAGGAGAGTGAGGAGGAAGATAGCGACGATTATGAGGATTTAAATGCCCATTTGGTTGAGGAAGACGACGAAGAGGAATTTGATGAAGAAGAAATAATGAATATGTTGGGACAAAATATGCGTTTTAATATTGTATTCACGGTACCAGGTAGCGATAATGGTGTATATTCTCATATGGAAGATCACAGTGCCATTGAAGAATTGGAGGACGATACAGACGATGAGGATGAGGATACAGCAGATAAATCAAATGAGGCAAGTGAGAAAAAGGATGCGGAAAAAACTGAAGCTTTGGAGGCAGGAGATAAGGTCATTGTGAAAGCGAAGGATTGGGATGAACCATATTCTGCTGTAATAATTAAAGTAGGTAAACGTAATCACTACGACGTGCGGCTAGATGATAAGGAATTGGAACAACGGAAATGGCGACACATCCATAGAAAATATATTACAAAACAAACTGAAGAGTCTTTAACGCAAGAAAAAATGATGGAAGAAATGTCTGAGTTAATGAAATTGCGCAAAAATAAAGGTTCGGAGGCAATGATGAAATATTTTAATAAATTATCTAGTGCTGCAGAAAAAGAAAATAAAAAGAAGGAAAAGAGAGATGCCGATAAGCAAAAGGATAAAAATGTTATTAAATTGCGCAAATTGTTCCGAGCAAGGGGTCCTGCAAATGAATTTAAATACTTCAGAGATATGGATTTGAATGCTCAAAAAAATATTATCGCGCAACTAAAAGCTGTTAATAAATATACCAATGTTGATAAACCCTATCGTTTGTCTTTATTGGAATCAGAAATTCCGGTGGAATTTAAATCGGTAGCGCTGAAAAAGCTAAACATACTGAATTATATGGATCCAAGTTCTGGCGAATATTATAAAATTAAACAATGGGTGGATGCTTTTATGACAATCCCATTTGGCAAAATAACACATTTGCCAGTGCAGGTTTCAGATGGTCGCGACGCATGTTCAATATTTATGGAAGAAGCTAAGCAAATTTTGGACGACTGTGTTTACGGACTCAATGATGCCAAGATGCAGATTATGCAATTTCTAGGACAATTAATTGCGAACCCAAACAGTGTCGGTACTGCAATTGGTGTACACGGTCCTCCTGGAACTGGAAAAACAACGCTTATTAAGGAAGGTATTAGTAAAATCTTGAAGCGCCCCTTTGCGCTAATTGCTTTGGGTGGCGCAACAGATGCCTCATTTCTAGAAGGACATTCGTATACTTATGAAGGGAGTAGTTGGGGTAAAATTGTAGATATTCTACTAACTAGCAAAACAATGAATCCGTTGATATATTTCGATGAATTGGACAAAATTTCGGATACACCGAAGGGTGAGGAGATTACAGGAATATTAACCCATTTAATTGATACCTCGCAGAGTGACCAATTTCATGATAAATACTTCTCTAGCATTTCATTTGATGTGAGCAAGACGCTATTTATTTTCAGCTACAATGATGAAAAAAAGATTAATCCAATTCTTAAAGACAGAATGTATAGAATTCATACGGATGGATATTCCACGAAAGATAAAATAGTCATTGCTAAAGACCATCTAATCCCAAAGATTGCTAAAAACATTAATTTTGAAGTAGAAGAAGTTACCATTGATGACAAAACATTAGCGTATATTATTGATAGATATACAGAAAAGGAAAGGGGCGTTAGGAATTTGAAACGATGTCTTGAAATCCTGTATACGAAGATCAATCTGTATAAAATGATGAAACCGGATAGTAAATTGTTTGACGGGCAGGTGGTATTTAAGATAACTTCGCCATTTGCTGTTACCGAAGATATCGTAAAGAAACTAATTAAAGCCGAAGATTATAATGCATCAATTGCGCATCTATATATCTAAAACCGCATTGAAAAATGCCTGCGGCGACTAGCCGCAGCTGCGAGCTGCTGCGCGCGCCACATCTGAAGATAACGCGCTTGCGTTGGTGTTAAATTAACAACTTTTTTTTGTTCACCTTTAAAATTTCCCTTTCCAGTAAGATTAAAATGAGATCTTTGGCTGGTCGAACCTCCTCCACACGCTGAACACGGCATTATATTATACATATAGATTTAAAAAGTTTGTATAATACTAATTAAATGACGGATGCCATAAGCGTTAATTTCTGCATAGAATTAAGAGATAAACTTGCTATAGAATTAACTGAGTTAAAAAACATGCTATACTTTAAAAATGAAGAAATCAAACAATTACAGAATTTAATAGAAAAGAAAGAAACCACTATGACAGAGTTAAAAACAAATATTATTAATAATTGTGACCATGAATGGGAAACTGATTTTATTGATTCGTTGGAAGGGTATAAATTATCTGTTCCAATAAGATACTGTATTAAATGTGAACTAAACGATGCTACACATTCCTAAGCAACAGGGGGTTTCTATGACGTGATAACAATTGCCCGAATAATTATTACGATTTTGATAACATATGATACATTTATTATTTTTATCCCATTCATGTACTCTGCATGGCATCCTTTGCGATTTCCCGCCATAATGTAATACGAACGATGCACCACATTTTCCACATGTCCCCCATTTTTTCTCTTTTCGGTTATCTAATTTAACGTATGAACACATAAATGTAAATACGTTAAAGTTTTTATTATGTTATTTAAAATGCTTCATATGCGCTTCTGTTTCCTCCGCGAGCATTGATGTAATCAACCTGCTCCTTGGTTACACAGGCGCAGCCGTCAGCCGAACTCACAGATGAGAAAGGTGGGACACAGCATTCAGGCTTAAATTCGTTATCCGCGAAAAAGAATAACTCGCCAGGTGGTAGCGGAAGTTTTCCACTCATATTATTATCTAAATGTTGCGCAATTGATGGCAAATGACTGGACCCGTAAGATCCTTTGACACCCTTGCCCATACTATAGTGGGTCGGTGCACCCATACTTTCAAAGCCCTCCTTGACTTCCTTTAAAGTAACTTTGGCGCAAGAACATAAGGCAAATGCACCAATCATAATACCTACTAGCAGACATAGTGCGACTACCATTGGTCTGAATTTTATTCCTAACAATTTCATTTCCATAGCTATACATAATTCATAGATAAAAATTTATACTGTCAAAGATTTGTAACTAAATTTTGTATCCCATAAAGTTCCTAATCCGCCATTATAATCTAATAATTGAAGATCATTTAACATAAACATTCCTGTATCCGTTATTATATTGTATAAAACTTCCGGTTTAGTTGCAAGGCGGCTCTCATTTTTATATAGCGGTATAACTCCTAAATCTTTAGAAAGGATTTTTATTGCCTTTGTGCCAATTAGTTTCGTATTATTGATATTATATTTTTCAACAGAATTCACAAGTCTTCCATCGATCTTTACAATTCCTAAAATCCGCTGTCCAAATTTCAAATGACTATTAAGTTTTATATCAGAAATTTTAACCGAGCGTCCATCTTCCAATTCCAACGTAGCGTCTTCATGAATCCCCGCTTCTAAAAATTTATGAATAAATAAGTTACCAGGGGCAGTTTCGCATTCCTTTTCCTGTTCCATAATATGACGAAGCATAGAGACATCCATATCATCCATATCATCATAATCTAAAAATTTAAATTGTTTAATAGGTATACGTTTACTAGTGGTATTAATAGAATATAATACAGGTGACCAGTAATCTTTGATTAACTTACTTTCAGGATGATCCTTTACTGCTATAATGCCATAGTTACTGTCATCTATACGATGGTTCCCCGTAACTTTTATTCCTTTTATTTCATACATGGACTCGTGTTGATTAGCAAGCTGGAAAACACTAGTAACAATACTACCATCCGTTAATTTATCACCAATTTTAATATTGGAAATCTTAATTTTTCCTCGCTTTTTAACATGAATTACAGTACTGGGGTCAAAACAAAAATGTCGCGCCGGAATTCTATTTTCAAAACCCTCCCCTCCGGAGTTATATTGGTCGGTTTTTTTCTGAACTGCAACCAACCTTCTTTTATGTTGTGGTACACGGCTTGTTAAATCTAATACCTGTATTATAATACTAATAACCGGTATAAATACCACTAAAACCGCTACTAAAAATATAACAGCTGCCAATGCCAATAGAAAACTTGGTATCGCTAAAGCCCATCCAAAAAAGGGAATTGACATATCTGCAAACCCTACCAAAAGCATTGCTACGATAAACATCGCCGCCATAATTAGAGTAAAAATACACACAATTAAAAATAACCAAATAAAGCTTCTCATGGATAGGACGCCCCCAAGAGCAGTAAAGAGCGATGTTACTCCTACGCCAGCAGTTTTATTCATTGTATCCAAAGACTTTATTAATACCGTGCGTAAAGGTAAAAGCACATTTAGAATCTTATTTAATATACTAGAAAACATACCTCCGGCAATATTTCGGAGACTAGAAATTAAATTGCGCGCATCCTGTATAGCTGCCGCGAGCCCGTCAACGGTTTTCTGCATTATACCCTGTGTTGCATTCAAGCCTGCCGTTTCAACACTTGCTGCATCTTTAAGTAATTCCGTGACACAATGACCAAAATTTTCTGCTGTATATGCCCATTTTGATCCATCCGGTGGAGCATTTATAACTCCAGCCAAAGGCATCACTAATGGATTACATCTGATATTTACCCAATCTTTTTTAAGAGCCTTTATGTCCGTCATGAAATAATGATATCCGAACAGCATCCCAAAAATTCCTAGCGTAATGCCTGTAATCAAAACAGAGCCGCCATACTTATCCATATATCCCTCTTTCGCATATCGTTTTTCTATATGTGATTTCCAATTATTAGTATCAGACATATTTTATATATATATATGTCGGATATTAAACCTTATTATTGTACAAATTTTACATTCCAATAGCTTTAGCGCCACCACTAATAATTTTTAGCGTTGTCATCATAGGACCGTTAACTATACTGGTTCCTAACATGTTCTGTCCACTCAACATATACATCATGGTGGCAACAATTCCTAAAATCTTCATTAACATATCCTTAAATCCCATAACAAATTTCTGGAACTCGATAAGAACATTTTGAAATACTCCAAAAATATTCGTAATACTCCCGCCAATTGCTGGTCTGAGATTTCCTTGTAAACCTCGTATACTCTGCATACTTGAGGCAGCATTACCTATACTATTTTGCAACATCTGCTGTCCGGCGTGAAGATCTGCTGTAAAGACACCCATCACGCTAGATTGCATTTGACCTATACACTGAGAGAAATTTTCTTCAGTATCATGTCCAAAATAACCCGCAAAAGGCATTATTACAGGATTACATCTGTACTCTGGCCAGTTATTCTGAATATGTTTGAATCCTTTTGACAGATAACTTACTAAACAACACATTAGAAATATCAATATTATTAGTAATGATAAGAGTATGTCACTGAACTTCATATTAAAATATATTGTGATTTTAATATTTTAGTATTCACCAGGATTAATAATAGAATAGTATCTATAAAGAGCAATCAATAAAAGACATGGATACACTATATTCCAGTTAATTTGCTTCAAAATCATTCTAAACAAAGGGGACTTGAACACCGTGCGTTCTTTATGCAAACGTTTCAATAAACATCCACTGAAATAACATCTTGATAAAATAACTATTAAAAGTGTAATTGCAGAAACTAAAATTAGATATGGATTCTCGGCAATGAGACTGGAGGTGAATAAGTATATACTAAATAAAAAATGTCCCGCATCTATAGAAATTGGATTTTTCAAGAGCATTCCACAAATCAAACATGTAGCCGTTATAACTCCCAATATTCCAACATATTTTGAAAACTCAGATGAGAAGTACTCATATTGAACCATTAAAGAATTAACAACGAATATTAATGTAAAACCAGAATACAGGAATAAATTGCAGAATAACATAATTATAATAGATATACATAATTATGTTATTTATTTTCGTGAATAGATGACATTCATTGACACCCTTTCATATAATACATATTGCCGGCTTATTTATTTTTATAAATAGGCAATGTTCTTGCACTAGCATCCGATGCGTCAATAAATTTTGGCATCCATTTATACGGCATAACATCTTTATTATAATCAAGGCTACCAAATTTATCTGTAAATAGACGTTTATAATACGTAACTTCCGCTTCGGAACCAGACATGTCTGCCATACCATAATCCCGTGTACAAATAAGTTGTGCCCTTTCCTGAATAACCTCAAACCAAGATTTTTTCTGTGTACTAACGCCATCACTAAATGCCTCCTTGCGTCTCCATAAAACCTCATCTGGTAAATAGTAGCCCGCACTAAATGCGTGGCGCAAAAGATATTTTTCTGGTTGTTTTTTAGACGGATGGTATCGTAGACTGACGGGAATTGATAAATAACTTTGAATAAATGATCTATCGAGAAATGGTGTTCTAGCTTCAAGACCATTAGAAGAAATAGATCTATCGGATCTCAGGACATCAAATAAATGAATGTCATTTAATAATCGTCGGCATTCAATATCAAACTCAATAGGATCCGGTGCATAATGCATATATAGATATCCTCCAGTTAACTCGTCGCTCCCATCTCCATTAAAGATGACCTTGGCGGGACTATTGGTGCGTATATATTTACAAATTAAATAGTTCCCCACGCTTGCCCTTACCGTAGTCGTGTCATTACTTTCAATCGCGTATATTACCTCCGGAATTGCATCCAAGAATTCTTCTTCCGTGCATTTGATTTCATTATGCGTCGTACCCAAAAAGTCTGCAACCTTCCTTGCATATTTCAAATCTTCAGACCCCTCCATGCCAATGCTCCACGTAGTTACCCGAGAAGCCCCTTCCTCGCCATATTTCTCTTTAAAAATTCTTACTACAATGGAACAAATTAAACTACTGTCAAGACCGCCAGACAGCAAGCAAGCAATCGGTCTGTCAGTGTTGTCTACCCGTTTCTTAACAGCAGCAACCAAACTATCGTGTATTAGACGGTCAGTTTGGGCAATAGTTTGAATAGAATTATTAGGAATGGATTTAATTTTAAAAAATGGTTTTGGTTCTTTATACAAATAGCCCTTTTGTGTATAGTTTAGTACCATTAAATGACCCGGTGGGAACGGTTTTGGTTCCATTCTAGGTCTCAAAAGACTGGAGCCCATTTTAAGTTCAGATGCAAAAACGACGACGTCAAGATATACTGTATTTCGCCACATAAATAGTGGTCTTATACCTAGAGAATCTCTGCCAACAAACATCAAATGTGCATCATGATCCACGAGGACAAATGCAAAAACGCCATCTAACAAATTTAAAGTTTCCTCAATTCCATATTTTTTATAAAGAGCAATAATAACCTCGCAATCAGATCCGGTGGAGCAGTCTAAATCACACATTGCGATAAGCTCCTTCCAATTATATATCTCTCCGTTGCAAATTAAGGTACAATTGTTTTGAATCAAGGGTTGGTCGGAGGTATCGTTTCCATAGCCATTAATAGCTAACCGGTGAAATCCAAAAATAATATTGTCTTTGGTAATCAAAGTACTTTTCTCGGGACCCCTTGGGCTTCCCTTTTTAAATGCACGCTCAACATAATCGTTTTTTTCCTTACCGATCCCAAAGCTTGTACCGTTTAGCACGCAAAAGATCCCACACATATTTATATTATTTTGACCACTATCTTTAGGTATTTTACTTATATTATAATCTTAGTTAATTATAAGATGGAAGGAGTAGTTAATGGAGTATTTTATTGTCAACAGGGAAGAACACAGCAATTAAGTGACAGGATTTATGATCGCAATACAACCTCTGCGCCCATTAAAATGAACTATAGCATTAGACCGACGCAAACTCGTCGGGTGCACATGCCAATTTTAGATTCAAGAAAAGAAACTACGGTTCCTTGTCAACAGAAGCCAACTTATAACACTGATACGATGTTTACCCCCGCCACATCTCTCCCATTCAACGGATATCAAGCAAACATTGATGTTGAAACCCGCCTAAGAGATACTATTTTTCCACTACAAGCATGCCCTCAGGCAGACTACATTCCAGGTTCGCATAGTGATATGTATAATAGCTCCTATCTAGTTTCCGAAAGCCGTCCCGTTAGTATGACAAATCAGCTACTTTTCGCCCAAGAGAGATTCGCGCCATTTAATCCAAATACTTGTAATACAGGATTCAAAGTTTTCAATAATCACACACGAGTGCAAATAAGAAATTTAGACTAATACTGCTATATATTTTTATATCGCGTTATCAAAATTAACGCTACTAGAGAAAAATACATAGCAGCCACCCCTAAAGTATATTTATATCTTGTCTCCTCATTAATTTCATCTTTACAGAAGACTATATACGGATCAATTATATTTGTATCTTCCTGACCTAATTTGAATTCAACGATAGTAAGAAAACAACCCCTTAAATATAAAAATAAACTCAACGAGATTAGCAATGGTACTAACGAATAGCAGGCAAGATCGAATGGCAATAATAAAAATAAGAGTAAAAAGTACCATGGGATATGAAAATGTAGTGATTTTAATAAAAATCCGCTAATTTTATCAGGCATTCCTGATCCCCTAATATGATTTAATAAACCTAGAACTAATTTATCTCTTAGTTGTTTCCTATGCGATTTTTGTTCCTTGCCCTTGTTTTCCTTGTTCTTCCTTTCCTTTCCAAATTCCATTTCCCTTCCGCCTCCCATCTCCGTCTTTATGTTGGCGTCCACTGTTGATTCCATAAAATACGCTAATATTTTCCATTATTCGTCTTCTACGTAAATATAAATTTATTTAGTGTATATAATCAAAATGGTTAAAAAAAGTAAAAAGGACAAAGAAAAGGATGAAAGGGATAAAAATAAAAAAAATAAAATTATGAAATCTAAACGTTTGGAAAAAAAGAGAATTAACTTTTATGATATAACTCCTAAGAATCAGTTATTTAAAAATATACGTGAGGTATGGTATAGTATTAAAATAAATAAATGGTTTTGGTATGCTGTAATTATATCTATATGGTGCATCACTCACTACGGTACAAAAAAACATTCTCTCTTTGAAGGATTTTTGTCCTTTTTGGTGGCTATATTATTAGGCTATGCTATTCATTATATTTCGCATGCTTATGATTTTGAAAAACTTTATATGGAAAGTAGTTGGAAAAGTATTAAATATATTAGGAAATTTCCATCCGTCGATAATGTAATTAGAAAAATAATATTATATACCTTAGATTTTCATGATAAAATTCACCATGATACATCCATTAATCGTACACCATTCAATGTTTTGATGGAATTTATCCAGAATATTCTTATGGAAGGCGGATTTTTGATATTATTTGCCACTAAATCCAATTTAGGAGTGAATCTTTTTGGAAAAAAATTAAGACTGAACAAGGCAGTATTATTAATGTGGGGCATTTTGTATGCTTCTGTTCATAATATTAACTATCGTATTTTTGAAAATTCGCAACATATGAATCATCATATTGATCCGAAGACCAATTATGCTCTTGATATTTTAGATATTCTTTTTGATACAAAATATGATATGAATAATATTGAAAATATTAATTTTGATTGGGGTATTAATATATTGATCATTACGTTTTTTATTATATATTTTAAAATTTACATGTAGTAATGGATTGTTCGCGTAATTTAATTGACCTTAAATATCTTGTAAACCCCGCATTTACGTCCGTACTTGGAGAGAAACAGTCGCAAGATGAAGTTTTAGCTAAGGATATTGGAAGATATAAAAGAAGGATATTTGTATTGACAAAGGAATTCTTAAATGGAAAAAAAACAGATGATGTTCATATTAACGCATTATTTGATAGATTTGCTAGTCAGTGCATTGCCTACTTTAAATTTAATGATAAAAAAAAGGATATACAAGATGATTATAAAGATTTAGATATATTAAAAAAAATACCATCTACCAATCTAGAGCAAGGATATGATCCTAATAACTATATAATGAGACAGTCGCAGCCAAGGGCACCAAAAATCACAGATCATATAAATGTTACTTCAACGAAGATATCTAAAAAGATAATTCTTCCCAAAGTGAGAGAACATGGTAAAAGGGTCAAAAAACATAAAAACCCAAAAAATAAAAAGAAATAATAGGCTTCATATATATAGATGAGTAATAGAACAAAAAAACACAGTCATAAACATAGACATAATAAAACAAAAAAGGCATATAAGCATGCGAAGTGCTCCCCTAAGAAAGATGGCGAGACATTGGATTATACCTGTTATACCTCCGCCGCATTGCATAAATTAAAAGAATCGTGGAATGCTAGACACTGTGACCAACCTATTACTACTAATAATCCAAGAAAAATATGGGAACAATTGCGTTACTACCTTTCAGATACCTGCGATTCTGAAATGTGTTGGTTACGACATCAATGTCTTAAACACGATGTAGACAAATCTCTAATAGGTTCCATGTTTGCACCAACAAGCCCTGCAGAATGGAAAAAAAATCCACAAGAATGGTTGACAACAGTGGATATCCAAAAGGTAATGGGGCAATGGGAAAGGGCAAATAATGATTTCAAATTTATAGGACCTTCTCCAATTGACTACGATACCCATCAAGTTTTCGGGGAATGTGTTTGGGAAGAATTATGTAAGTTTGATATTAAAAATATGCTTAAAAAGGGGAAGAAAAAAATAGGTTTAATATTTAATTTAGATAAACATACTCAACCGGGATCACATTGGGTCGCTCTTTTTATTGATATTCCTAAGGAAAAAATATATTTTTTCGATAGTTATGGAGACGGCATCCCTAAACAAATTCATAAATTTGCAAAAACAGTACAACAGCAAGGAGCAGGGGTAAATCTAGATTTTGATTTAGAAATTAATAAAAAGAGACATCAATACAGTAATAGTGAATGTGGGATGTATTCATTATACTTTATTATTCAACTTATGCATGGTACCCCTTTTGAGGCTTTTCAAGTAGAAAAGGTACCAGATAAAAAAATGATAAAACTGCGAAAGGAATATTTTAATTCATATGCATAAATACATAAAGCTTTATAACTAATGTATTTATACTCATGTCAGTTAATAGCGATGAGAATAAATCCTTATTACTTTCAATACTCCAAGACCACCCCGCCTACAAAAGTAATCATATCGCCCTTAAAGATCAACTATTTAAAGTAATTGAATATGTCCATAGAGAACGTTTTAGATTTAATAATAATCTAACTGTCATGAATAAAGAAATTTTAAGAAATATTCAAACGATGATGGCTCAAGATAAACCGCCGGTCAAAACCTCTAATGTGGATCCGGGATGGGGGACTCATATACAAGACGGACGAGTAATTTCAAAAGATGAGGTGCCCAAGCTTAAAATTTTTGAGGAGCGCTTGAAAGAAAAACAGGAGGATTTTAATAACCTTATAAAAGCGGAAGTGCCAAAGGAAATAGATTTTTCTGATAAAACAGAGGATAGTCCAATAATAACAGATAATACAATCGATAGAACCATGCAA